GGTTGATAGTGGCCTTATGAAAGCCGATAGACTACAAATAGAAAACTACTCAAACGAGTGGCATTTGCACCATTCTGAGGAGAAATACCTCAAATACGTGCAACAAGTCGCCGATGAAGTGAAAGAGGGCTCTCCGCTTGAAATTGGCGATTTTTTGCTATATCAATATGGCCGATGTATTTCGCACGGCGCTATATATATCGGTAAAGGGCTTGTAATTCATGCTTTCGTTGATTATGGCGTGATTATATCCAAGCTCGATGATGTAATTTTCTATGATAAGAAAGGCCGCTCACGTTTGAGGGCTGTGTATAGATTTAGAGAGGAGCGTGAATAATGGGCTTTTTATTTAGA